AGACAAGTATCAGCAACGTGATGGACTCGAAGGTCCTATGATGACAAAGTCTGGTAAAGTACTTTACTATGATCCTAAAGAAGGAAAGTATTATGATCCAGACACAGACATGTATATGGATTATGAAGATGCAAAAGCATTAGATGAACAAATGAGTCCAGAGCAGAAGTCATACAGAGATTCGTATAATACTGCCCGTAAAGATGCAATTAATAACTACATAACAAATCCCCAGTCTAAAGATCTTAACATGCATATTAATAGATCAATGTTAAAATGGAAAAGAGATTATGCATTAGGAAAAGATGGAACTGGAACGGCAACTATTAACAAAGGTGTTGTAACAAAAACAGAAGAAATTACATTAGAAGATACCCAAGACTTTCATGAAGAATATGGTTACTTAGGATATAGTATCGATGAAACTGATATGTTTGAAGGAGAGTATCAAGGACGCAAAGTTAAACTAAACAAACCAATGCGAGGTGATGTTAAGAAGTTTAAAGTATATGTTAAAAACAAAAAAGGCAACGTAATTAAAGTAAACTTTGGACACGGTGGCACTAGTGCAAAACGACCAACTATGCGTATAAGGAAGTCAAATCCAGCGGCAAGACGATCATTTAGAGCAAGACACAACTGTGATAATCCAGGGCCTAAGACTAAGGCAAGATATTGGAGTTGTAGAAAATGGTAAACCAGAATTAGTCGTTGACATAATAGATACTATAAATAGATGTAAGAAAGATAAATAACTCGATAGAAGAATAAGCCTCAATTTTTTTTGGGTAAATTTTTTTTAGGTAAAAAAAGGAAAGAATCAATGACACAACTAATAAACCCCACGAAATTTACAAATGCAGTCGGCCTCTTAAGGTCATTTTTTTTGGATAAAGGATTCGAAGAAGTCCATACCCAGAATAGACTAAGCATACTCGCCGCATGTGAAGATCCATTCAATGTAGCAACTTACAATTACGCAGGTCAAGTTTGGCCTTTACCACAAACTGGTCAGATGTGGTTAGAACATGAATTACTCACTAAGCCTTCATCGAAAGGCTTTTTTTGTGTCAGCACATCCTACAGACAGGAACCAAATGCAATACCAGGCAGACATGATATTATCTTTCCAATGTTTGAATTTGAAATGCCAGGGAACATTGACAACTTAAAAGCAATGGAATATGAACTGTGTGAATACTTAGGCTTTGATGATATAACTGAAAGGACTTACGGCGAGTGGCAACAACAATACAGTTTGGATCCTATGCAAGAACTAACTGCGGCACACGAAACAGACATGTACGAAGAATTTGGTAGTACAATGATTACAGACTTCCCAGAGTTTACAAGTCCATTTTGGAATATGTCACGTTACTGGGACGGAGAAACAAGCAAAAAGATAGATGTTATATTAGGCGGTATGGAAACTATTGGATCAGCAGAACGTTCATGTAACGCAGATCATATGCGTGATACATTTCATACTATTACAGAAGGTGCTTATTCAAAGTTACTATTTGAATTGTTTGGTAAGGATAGAGTAGAAGCAGAACTAGAAGAGTTTTTAAAGTTTGACTTCTTTCCAAGAACAGGCGGTGGTATCGGTATGACACGTATGATTAGTGCATTGGATACATTGAAATAATTTATAATCTGGGGTGCTGAAATAGGTAGACAGGCATGACTGTTAATCATGTGGTGGATATGTGTTACAATATATTTACCGTGGAGGTTCGATTCCTTCCCCCAGAGCCAATAAATACATATATGGAACGCACAAAAGAAGAAATAATGAAAAATATTGATTATATTATTGATCAATATGTTCAACCAGCAGTAGCAAGCCACGGTGGCATGATAAGACTTGAGGACTTTGATATGGAGTCAGGTCGTGTACTTGTGATGTTGCAAGGTAGTTGTAGCGGATGTGCAAGTAGCACTATTACACTAAAAATGGGTGTTGAAAATATGCTTAAACATTATGTACCTGAAGTAAATGCCGTAGATGGCATAGACGATCCAAACTTTAATAATCCTTATTATTAAATAATATAAATTATTTACTATTTACTATCAAATAGTTATTGACGTAGTACCAATGTTATAGTATAATAACTTTAACAATAAGGAGTAGAAGTATGAGCAATGGCGATAGAATATTTAATAATGCAGAAAAAATAAAACTAACACAACTAATCAACGAAGGTCTTACTGTAATGCAAGAGGTGGATGACCTATCAGAAGGACTTAATGATACAGTTAAGGCTATTGCAGAAGAGATGCAAATTAAACCTGGTGTGCTTAAAAAAGCAGTAAGAACTGCGTACAAAGCAGACTTTGCTAAACATAGTGAGGACTTATCAGAACTTGAGAACATACTTGCTACAGTTGGTAAATTAACTTAATGCAGAAAATATATAAGTTTTTTAGAAACAGTTACGAACTTAGTCCTGTTGCATTTTATTGTGAAATGGTAGAGGCGGCATTTCTAATTAGTGCAAGTGCAGTGCTAAGTGTTACTATATTAGATCCAAACGGTTGGCACTTTGTTCCATTGTATCTTTTAGGTAGCATGTTAGGTGTAGTTAGTGCTATAATAAGAAAAGCAGCATTTGTTATAGTTTTATGTTCTTGGTTTACTATAATGAACATATATGCACTAATACAATTAATAGGAGCCCTTGTATGAGTTACGTCGACGCTAGTTTAGATTGGTGGCTTGACGCTGGTGGTTTTAATATTACATATCCTAACTACGAGTTCTATTGCGACACAACTGGCATGTGGGAACAAATAGAAAAACAGAACAAATTAATACTTGACTTTGGCCAGAAACATATGCTACAGTGGACACAACATCATACTCATAGTGATATTTTTATAACAACATATAAACCATGAACATATTAATAATTGGTGATAGTTTTGCAACAAAGTATAACGGTGCTTATCGTGGGTGGGCCGAGTTGTTAGAACAAAAACACACTGTAACCAATCTTGCACAAGCAGGAGTTAGCGAGTATAAGATACTTAAACAATTACAATCAGTGACTGTTAAAGACTTTGATTGTGTTATTGTAAGTCACACAAGTCCATATAGAATTCATACTGCGTACAACCCGTTACACACATCAGGATTCCATAAAGATTGTGATTTTATATACGAAGACGTAAAAGACAGACTTCCTGATGTAGGAAAGTTCTTTACAGAATATTTTGATTTAGATTATGCAAACTATGTGTATAATTTAATTCATAAAGAAATAACAAGTTTATTGTCAGACACAAGAGTAATTGATACAGAACAATTAGATTTAAAGAAACTGTTTAATACAGATCGCGGCGACGTACAGCACCTTGGCGAGAAAGCAAATATAACTTTCTATAATAGATTAGAAAAACACTTACAATGCACTTAGACATCAATGAATATCTTTCTGTTCCTAATATGATTAATTATCAAGGACAGTATTGTGGAACAGATTCACCAGGTAAGAGCAGTTGCTCTCTTAGAGATTTTAAAGAATATCCTATACAAGATTTTGACTACAAGTTTAACAGTTGGGGATTTAGAGCAGAAGACTTTGAACAGTATCTTGGAGATAAGGTTAATATCTGCCTAGGTGATAGTATAACTGTTAACATTGGTGGTCCGGTTGAACACAGTTGGTGTAGTCAACTTGCAGAACATTTTGATATCCCAACACTTAATTTAGGAATGAATGCAGCCGGAAACGATGCAATAAAACTAGTATGTGATCGTGCCTGTGAATTATTCAATGTACAAAATATTTTTGTAATGTATTCATATCTTCCTAGACGTTTAGTTAATGGGAGATTTAAACAACATACATATACAGATTACAAAGAAGATCTTGAATACTTTTTAGAACAGCGTATACCAAACGCATATGAATGTGCATTGCCATTGTGGTGTTGGACTGACGAGGAAAAACAGTTTTTATCTGATTCAAAAATATATTTTTTAGATGCACCTTATATAGGATGGTTTTCTAATTATCATCTATTAGATGATAGGAAGCATGTTGTAAAAGAATCATACAACAACCTAAGAAGTCCAGACTGGCCAACTCTTAAAGAATTTGTCAATGGAGCAGATCCTCATCCAGATATGCTTACAAAACAGCTTGGTCAATTTATGTCCTACCGTGTATATGCAAACAGAGACGGACGTCATAATAATTATGATGTCAACAAAAAGTATGCTAATTATCTATATCAACAATGGAAACAAAACAATGAATCACAAAAAAACTTAACAAAGTCTTGATATGAATCATAAATTAGTATATAATAAAGTTATAAAAAAATTAGGAGACCTCGATTGAGTTATGTAGACGCACATTTTGACAGAGAACGTGATAGAATTAATGTTGTAGAGAGAGTCAACGGTAAACGTGAGTATCGAGAACTTCCTGTAAATTATGTATTTTATTATAATGATGCTAGAGGCAAGTTTAAAACTATATATGGAAACCCTGTTAGTCGTTTTAGTACAAGGAATGGTAAAGAATTTCATAAAGAAGTTAAGATGCATGGCAAACATGGGATATGGGAAAGTGATATTAATCCTGTGTTCCGTTGTCTTGCTGAAAACTACTTGGGTGTTGATGCTCCTAAACTAAACATTTGTTTTTTCGATATTGAAGTAGACTTCGATCCTGTTAGAGGGTATAGCAGTCCTGGTGACCCTTTCAATGCTATAACTGCTATTAGTTTACACTTAGGATGGTTAGATCAGTTAATTACACTAGCAGTACCTCCTAAGAGTTTAAGCATGGAAAGTGCAAAAGATCTAGTTAAACATTTTCCTAATACATTCTTGTTTGAACGTGAAGCAGATTTACTAGAAAC